GCTCTTTCTATATCATCAGTCATCGTTTTGACTAACTGCTTAAGCTGTTGTCTATACCAAAGCTCCGTTCTCTTGCTCATTTTCACTGGCTTGAACTTGCGTGTTTTCGCCTTCTGGTTCTTCAAAATTTCTGGCAAGTTCATCAGCATTTTTCATGTCCTCAATGTCATCAGCAGAGATATTAGCAAATAAACCACTTTCTCGGAGTTCGTTTGCTACTTGATATTCATTTAGTACGCCGTTTTGAATTAACGTATTTGTCGCTGTAGCAAAGGTGTTAAGCATATTGACTTGTTGTTCTTGTTTAACCACGGTCAATGGTAGAAATTCAAACCACCAGTCTTCAGGCTGTCCGCCAAATAATTCATTGCATAGCAATGTATCAAGCACTTCAAGCACAGGTCGCAATCTTGTTTCTTGTAATCGATGAATGGACTCATGATAATTTTGAATATCCTCATCACCACTCGCCAATCCTGAAACAGATTGCCCAAACAAGATAGTGACTGGCATATCTGCCGCACCCGCCACCGCATTGCGAAACTCTGTCAGTAAATCTTTTAATCCACCAAAAGATAATTCTTTTCGGTCGTACTCATTTTCTGCATCAAGTAATAGGCTGTTAGTCGCCGATTTAATCGACTGCACCGCTGAAATAACGTGGGCCACATCATTTTCTAAGCCCGCAGATATCTTGTCAGACAACCCCGCGATTTTGAAAATATCGATTTTACTTTCAAAAATAAGGTCGCCCACATTTGCAGATGCACTATCAAAGCGTTTAAGTACATCAATAATCTTTTCAAGGTCTGATACGCCCCAAATATCATTGTCAGATAAGGGCGCATCATTGGCATTGATAATTAATAAGCGAGAATGATGCACTGAAACAGTTTGCGTACCACCAGCAATGGTATATTCACTATATCGACCAAAGTTTGGTGAAAACACATCATCATCTCGTTGCCCTGTAGGTGAGATTTTCCATTTAGGCAAGATAATTAATTGTTTTAATCGCTCTGTAGGCTGTAACGGCGAGGTGATATTAATAGTATCGGTTACAACCAATAAACCCACTGAACCATACAGACTAGACCATTGCAGCGCTTTAGTTAATGTCTCACGTAATTTTAACCTGCGCTCGAGCTTAGTGAACTCGTCTAGCTGTTCAGATTTTAAGTCATTGGAAAAAATATCGCGCCAATTACGCACCATATCTTCCGAGCGTTTAATACAGACCTTGTTTGCAATCCAGTTATCACGCCATAATGCTTCAATCTGCATTAAGTCATCCGTTAAACTCAGCCCACGAGCATAATACGTTTGCTCTTGTTTACTGCCTAACTTAAGCGCAAGTGATTTGATGCCATCTAAAAAATTCATCTTATAAATCCAGTAGTGATCTAGGTTTCCCTAAAATATCCGTTATTGCCATTACAAGTGCATCGACTTGGTCATCGTGTGCATGACTATCTGTTGCGGTAAATGCCTCGCACTCACTAATAAAATCCGCTACCCAAGGAGCATTTTCAGGTATCATTACATAACCACTTTCAATGTACCCTTGAATGCCTAAAACACGAGTGTACTTATCGGCATCAACTTGAATGGGCGAGATTGGGATTTGATTATTTCTGCGTATAGCTTGAATTAATCCTGTGCCACTGGCTTTATCTTCCACATTTGCTCGAGTTAATATTCCAGTGTCTTTTCTTGCCTTGTGTTTAGCCCAAACATCTTTTAATGTCTGCTCAAGTTCTGGTGCCTCCCATTTACCTCGCACAAGGTCAAGGATATAAACCTTTCCATCACTCCCTCTGCCAGCAACAATAAAGACTGAATAGTCATTGTGCTGCTTAATTTTTTGTGCCGTATCAGCGTAGATTGCTTTGACTTTAATCAGTGGAGGGATTTTGTATCGACCAAACCAAGAGCCTTTAATAATGCCACCGCCCTTATTAGATGGCCTTTGTTGATATAAAGCATTCCACGCTTGAGAGCCAACAGCCTTTCTAATTTTGCTCAATCGCTCTAAATCAAAGCGTTCAGGGTGTAATGGCTCCCCCTCTTTGCGAAATTCTTCATCCTCTTCAGCAATCGCGGGGAATTTCACTATGCGCCATTGGTCGCCACCATTCTTCATCTCTTCAATTAATCGACCAGCTAAATCATCCTCGTGCCATCTTGTCATACCTAATAGCACACCAGATTTTGGTGATAAACGCGTATAAAGCGTGGTTGTGTACCAATCCCAAATACCATCACGGACAGTTTGAGAATTAGCCTCTTTAGCATCTTTTACAGGGTCGTCAATAATGGCAATATCCGCCCCCATCCCTGTAATACCGCCACCAACACCAGCAGAGCGATAAGCGCCTTTGTGACCCGCAATTTCAAAAATCTCACTATTACGCAAAGGCTGACCCGAGACGGTCGCAATGCGTTTATCATTTAAGGATGAATTAGGGAAAATGCCGTGATAACTTTCATCATCCATAATGCGCTGTACATCGCGATTCATTCGGCTAGCTAAATCAGCAGAATAAGAACAGGCAATCATCTGCAAGTCAGGATTTTTACCAAAAGCCCAAGCAGGAAAACGACGACTAAATAATTCGCTTTTACCACTACGAGGCGGAGCAAATATCATTAATCGCGGCTGCTTGCCATCTATTACATCTTGATAAAATTGCTGCAGCTCTTTTGCTATGAGAATATTGAACCATCCTGTTACGAAGTCAGGTTTGGTTTGCAAGGTGAAATCAATCAAGCTCTTTTGAGCTATCATCGCATCCAGTTGCTTTAGATTTAAGCTCTCTAAGAAGTTTGAGTTCATCGACACTTAACCTTGATAAATCCATAGATATTTTTTGCTCAATCGGCGCCCCATTAACACCAGTGATTTCTTGCGTTACTTTATCGCCATATTTTTTAGGGGCGACTTTGGTGATGTACCATTTACGAGCATCAACTCTCAACTTAGCTACGCTAACATTTTCGGGAGTGGCAAGATCTGAAATCTCCAACATTTCCTCAAGCAAAAAATCGGCTTGGTTCTCGCGCGCACGCGCGTACTGCTCCGAAAATTGCTGATTTTCATTAAGCCACTTAAATACACTGGATATAGCAGGCATTCCTGGTCGTTCGCAAATTTTCCGCAAACTTTCACCTTGTGCCAGTAACAAACAAATGTCGTCAGCCACTTCTTGCATAAACGAAGAAGGGCGACCAATTTTTTTCTTCCCCACGCCATCAGACGTGGATTTTCCTTTCACGTCTGACATAGAAAATCCTTACTTAAATATTAAATACTGTCTTACCTTGCTCATTGGTAACGTAGATGTGGTCTCCATTCCCAATTAATCTGTATGCAATCTCTTTCTCAATGCCTTGATCACCGTACTCATCGTCCGGTATAAAATCAATTATTACACCAAAGATTGATGTTGGATTTTTTCTTGCCGAGCAGTAGATTGATTCCTCACGGATAACCTCTTTACACTCTTGGTCTCCATAGATTGGTTGAGTGTAGTAGATGCCGTTAAGTGTGGTAGGTCTCTCTTTTAATTTGTCTGCCAATCTAGTCATCTCTTCGAACTCACGAGAGGTCTCATCGTAAAATACAAAGCTATTACTCTCGGTGATTGACGTTACACCGTCTTGGATGATTTTAATTGTTAGCATAATTGCTCCTGTTGTTTTTATTGATAAAAAAAGACCGCACTTTAATTGGCGGTCTTGGTTTGATTAATTATGAATGCTTGGCGTTGATAAGTCTGCGCTCTGCTATATTAAAATAATCTTTGTCAATTTCTATTCCTATAAATTTCCTATTGGTATTTATACAAGCCACACCGGTCGATCCACTACCCATAAACGGATCGAATACAATATCGCCATCATTACTAAACTTGGAAATCATAAACTCAAGCATATCTACAGGCTTTTGGGTTGGGTGTAGTTTATTGCCTGTTTTTTTATATTCGAGAACATTACAACTGCGTTTCCCATTAATTAGCTTCCGCCCCTTTTGCAAGAACAACACAAACTCTGTTTTAGGCGCGAAATCTGCTGTTAAATCCCCCATTGATGCATTATTTTTAACCCATGTCAGAATATTTTTAACTTTGAAATATCTTTCAAACGCCAGTTTAAACTTATCAATATTGTGATAACTACAAAATACATAATGAGCTGTGTTTTTTTACTCACCCTATAAAACTCAGATGCTAACGAATCAATCCAAGAAATATCGCCGTCATTATAAATAGGTTTAGCCTTAACCTTTCTGCGAGAACTTTGATATGATATGCCATACGGTGGATCTGTTAGAATCATGTCAACGCTTTCATCGCCCATCTCTTTAATTATGTCGTGACAATTACCAAGCCTTATATCTATCATCTTATTTCCTTGTTGATTTAATCCACTTATTGAGATTATCTACTTGGCTTGCGCACTTATCTCGCTCTGCTGTTACCTTAACAAGCTGTATGACTACATCACCGTATGTTTCACCAGTAAACGCTGTTTTAACACAAGGTGCAGTATAGGCTTGAGGTGGGTAAATATATTCTGCTTTGGTCGTGACTTTATTTGTACAGGCGGTCAAGAGCAGACTGAGGCAAACGAGTGTGAGCACAAGGTTGTGTCTTAATGATTGTTTTAACTGATTCAGCATTTTCTGTTGCTATCCTTTCTATTTCGTCATTACGTTGCTGTTGTGCTATTACTGCATCACGCTCTTGTTGTAGCGCAATGGTCAATGTCTTGTTCGCATCTTCTTGTTGCTGGATGGTTTGGGCTTGCGCTTGGTTCTCGGCCTTTAAGCTACTTATCTTCTGAGATTGGTACCAAGTCCAACCGCACAAGCCCAAAATTGCAGCCGCTAATATTTGATTTAATCCAATCATAATTACGCCATTAATTTGCGATATAACGCCACTCGGTCAGCAAGTCCGTTTGTTCCGCCGTTGATTCGGACAGTAACCTTTTCAACGCTTGCTAGACTTGCCAATTCGTTTGCTTGCCAGTACCACACGGCAGCAGATACAGCTAAATCCAAATCTTCCGCGAGCTCATGTAAAGCAAAATCACGCCCTAACCAGTTACGAAAAGCAATATAGTTTTTCTTGCCGGTGATTTGGATAATTCCACGACCACGATAGCGCCAACCGTCGCCACTTTCTTCATCACCGTTACCCATTCTGTTGGCATACACTCGATTGGCAATTTGCTCCGGCTTGCGAGCGTACTTTTTAGCGGTTTGTGCGTCAAAATACTTACGGAAGTATTGAGTTAGCGCATAGTCGGAGTAGTTTAGATTTTCGGTAAAAACTGAAAATCCTACGCTCTCATGACCGCACTGAGCTAAAAACATCGCTTGTTGGATTTTAGTTACACAGCCGGCTTTTTCGATTTGCTTTTCAATCGCCGCATAAACACCTTTTTTCGCACGTGGGAAAACCTGATTAAATTTACTCTCTGAAATTATCATCATCGAATTTACTTCCATTACTGCGTCTATAACTAATATCACCGTCATTTACTCGGTGATTGATAAATTTAAATAAAAATTCACGGATCTTCTCAGTGCCGATAAAGCCAATCATCGTACCGAGAAAGCCGGAAAATTCCGCATGGCCAACAAGGTGAGTACATATCGGCACGGTAACCCCAGCTATAGACGCACAAATCATTGCGTCAATAAATACGTAGCGAAATGCAGGTTTCTTCCGCATAAATCCCATTCTTAAAAGCGACATAAAAATTGCGGCGCCGGCACTGTGAATTGTCCCGTTACCAAAATTTAATTGTAGCCAGGCAATAATCATTGCCCACACATCAGGCTCTTTCATCGGCATTGTTTTCTCCGCCGTGTTTCAGGCAATAAAAAAAGCCCACGCGTTAACGTGAGCTTGTGATAGATGGCCTTACCCCGTGCGATTTCTCGCGCAATAAAGTCTAACAAGGTAAGGAGCTATTACTGTAAACAAAAAGCCCTGACCGTTTCCGATCAGGGCTGTAAAATTCTTTTGTGCGTTTGCTATGCGCTAAAACCGCAACTTATACTTTATACTACTATTTCACTTGCAAGTTGTCAACAAAATAATTCAAAAAAATAAATTAAAAATTTTTAATTTTTTTTAAAAAAGATGTTGACATAATTATTTCTGAGCCTTATAATAGGCTCATCTAAACAAGAGATGGCTACAGAGCCGCTAACTAATAAGCCTAAAGGAGGCGATTATGACAACTCAAACTATCCACATCACAAAACCTGAATTAGTTGGTTCTGAAAAACAAATTAAATGGGCTAACGACATCATCAACAACATCATTTCAATCTTGGGCGAAATTGAAATCCCTGCGGGGGCAACTGAAGATCAAATCGCACAAGTGCAAAAAATTATAGACACTTTCTTCGGCGAAACAAAATCAAGCGCTTGGATCGAGCACTATAAACAATTTACATCTCAAACACCAAAGAAAACAGTATACACAGCAGTTATGGTTGGCTGGTACGATTTTGTAGATGGAAAAATGGTTTACCGTAATAAAAAATAAAAGGGGGAAAAATGAACTACAAAGAAATTATGTACACAGTCGGCGAATTGGTGAGATGTATCTACGGCTCTGATGTACCAGCTAATGTACAAAACACCATTATTAGATTCCCAGCTAAAGGCGTTGGCTTGATGAGCCAGCGCGGGGATATTATCAACGCGCCAGACCAAGATGAGGTTATGCGCTTAATGGATAAAATCCCTAGTGATTTAGTTGACCCTAAAGAAAAAATGGAATTTGAAGCTCAAGGTGCGTTTTGGTTAGGTTACTATCATTACGCAAAGATAACAGACGATGTCGCAAACTATGGCGCTAACGAGTTATCTGTAGTAGGTAATGCCTTATACGGCGACCAATGGCAAACTGCTCTATCTAGAGATCTTAATTTATCTAGCCCTAGACGTATGCGCGCTTGGATTTCTGGTGAGCGTAAAATCCCTACTGGTGTCTGGTTTGATATTATCTCGCTATTAAAAGCGAGACAGTTAAAAATTGAAGAGATTATTAAAAAACTAGCATAAATAAAAATGGCGCTTTGATTGCGCCTTTTTTTTATTATCCTAGAAACATAAATTTAATTTGAGCTGCAACAAAAGCGCCTTTTAAAAATCTAATGCCTTGCGCACGCTCTCGGTACATTTTGGCTGGTGAGATATTAAGGGCATTACAAATCTCTCTCTCGCTCGCCTGTTGAATGTATAGGGCCATCAGAATTTGGTATTGCAATAAATCATCATCGTGTAGATTCATAATCTGCTCCTCAATTTTTAAGCACTCGTCATCGGTCAAGAACTTGATATAAGCCTTTCTTGCTGTTGGCAGAACAGGGATCGAAATTGTTGTGCTTGGATATTCTGTTCCAATTCTGTCGCGACCCCAGCAATTACCCCATTTTTCTAAGATACGCTCAACACTATAAGTCATTCTCAAGCTCCTTGCATTTAGCCTTGTAGATTTTAATTTGCTCTTTGATTTCTTCGATTGTTAGTTTCAATGGCGGATGGTCTTGTCGCTCTAAAAATTCTACTCGCTCAACACCAATCTTTTTGACCAGATTTATTCTGTACTCTATGGCGTTTCCGCTCTTTTGGTTATTACAAGGGGCGCACTGCTTATGGATGTTATCCTCGTTAAATCTTAACTCTGGGCAGGCTCCACGACTTCGATAGTGGCCTGCGTGGTATTGTCCTTGATGATAACGACCGCAAGATATACAAGGCTCGTCTTTATCTCTTAAGCGTATGAATTTATTCACCCAACTTTGTAAATCATCCAACCACTCGGAGCGGCTTTTAATTTTTTGTTTAAGTGTGGTCATTCTTTTCTTGGTTTCTAACCGCTCTTGTTTATCCTGTTTTTCCCGTTTCTTCCTTGCTTGTTCTTTCGATAAAGCTATCGCACATTTAGGTGAGCAGACTTTCTGTGTTGAGCTGATAGTTTTCACAAAGTAACAACCGCATACTTTGCATTTGTGTTCCTTGGGTTTACTCATCACTCCGCCTTATCCTTAATAACTTCAATTTTTACGCATTTGTAAACATTTTTATCTACATAAAACGTACCTAATCTTTCGCACTCTGTAGCAATGGTGATATGGGCAAAAGACCAACCAAAAACCAAGCAAGCACCACACAAGACAAGGGTGGCAGCAAGGGGCTGGTCGAAAAGAAAAAACAACATAGCCGAAAATGCAATCAAAAATAAAATCATAGTTCCTACCTCTATCATTGTCCGAAAAATCCCCATCTATCGTTAAATCTCACACCATTTTGCACGCCCCATGCGGTCGTATATTCAATCAAGCTGGCCATGCGTCTAACACCCATTTTTGATGTTTGCTCCCGTACATTAACCAACTCTCCTTCAATTCCGGTAACCAACTTATAGGGTAGCTTTGTTGCGATGGTATGCCCGCTCACCAATAAATTTTTCCATCCGTATAAATCGTATTTGTCGCCTTGCCATAACGCCTGATTTGATATATCACCAAGCATTGCATGAAATTTATCGTTCTGTTCCATTGAGCGGGTTTTTACTTTTATCTCCACAACAAGAGGATCTGATTCGCTTATTGGCAATTGGCGGATAGTGTCGATCACTCGATTTCTTACTGCCTCATTGACTAAATACATCCGAGGGTAATTATGCTCCATCGTAACCACCTACTTTCTTGATAAAATCAAGGCTAATTGAACGTGTGACAAAATCTTCCATCGTTGGATCAAAGACTACGACCATTTGTCCTTTGCTATTCCCTTTGATTTCTTTTCCTGTTACAGGGTTGATAAATGCAATTCGACCACCTGTAATATCAATCACTTCATTCGCCACGCCTTGAATGTGGTTTTGATACCATTGAGTAGATTTATCATTGTTGAGTAACATCACGACTAAATAACCAGCATCACGTAATTCTTTCGCGCGTTGTAGATATGGTGTAACGTTAGAATAAGGCGGATTCACATAGATTTTTAACAGAGCCGCGCAACGCTCTGCGACTTCATCCAACAATACATCTAACATTTGTTCAAGCGGCATTAGAAAGTCATCTGCGATTGATTGATTTTCATCATTGTCAGATTCAGGCTTGCCGATATATCGCCATGTCAAGGCGTTATTAGCTGTCGCGCAACCATCAAGATCGAACCATCCAAAACGCTGAGATAGCCATTCAAAGACATAACTCGGTGTTTGCCATGTATCTTTATCAAATTTTTGTTCTGTCATTGGATAGCTCCTTTTCCGTAGGTTTTCGCATAGTTTTTTGGTGCTTGTTGTGGTTTTTCGTTTAACTCTTGATAGGCTTTCGCTTGGTCGCAGTCCAGGAAGTGTCCTTTCTCAAATCTCATATAGGCCGTGCCTAATCCACCAAATCTATTTTTAGTTACGATGGCCTCAGAGTAAGGATTATCACAATCTGCCTTGTATGCGCCCTCACGGTAAAGCATGATGATTTGGCTTGCATCTTGCTCGATTGAGCCTGAATCACGTAAATCCGAATTGGCGGGACGTTTTACTGCACGGCTATCAACATCACGGTTAAGCTGACAAAGTAAAATGATTGGAATATTGAAGTTTTTGGTAAAGGCTTTTAGCTTGCTCATAGAATTAGCGATTGCTTGGGTTAGATTTACACCACGCTCTTGCTTGTGATTCATCAAGCCTAAATAATCAATTACAACCACAGATGGTGCGCCTTTCTCGCTAATATGGTTTTCGGTAATTGCGCAAATTTCATCGGCAGATAAACCACCACGATCGACAAAGTAAACATCTTGCGACCGCACTTCTTGCAATGCGCTTGTTAAGCGATGATAGTCGCCCTCATCAAGCTCGGCAGGATTGCGTAATTTCTTCACACTCACGCCACCAGTAGCACTTAATAATCTATCTACCAGCTGGAAGTTACCCATCTCAAGGCTGAAAAATAAAACCGAGCCATGATTTTTGGCGATATTGCGAGTCACTGTCAGACTAAATTCTGTTTTACCTGTTCCTGGACGACCAGCCACAATGACAATATCGGTAGAATTTATACCACCAAGAATGTTATCCACTGCCTCAATGCCGGTGTAAAGCAAGCGTTCTTTGAAGTCGCTTTTTGAACGTTTTTCCAATACATCCACGTAAGAATCAACCAGTTCACCCATCGCAATTGGCTTAATTTCTGTTTTGCTGACAAGGAGCTTTTGGATTTGATTTAACGCTTTCTGAGTTAATTCATTCACTTGGCTTTCGTTGCGAGCTTGTGACATTTCGCCGGCAAGTTTAAGCATAGTTTGTTGAGCTGAACGGTTTACCCAAGAAGAATGGATTTTCTTCGCATAACCTAAAAGATTTCCACCATAAGTCGCTTTATTTGCCATTTCTGCTAACGTTGCTAGGTTTTCGCCATAGTCTTGAGAAAGCAGTAAGAAGTCGATTAAATCGTGTTTACGTGCTTGTTTGCGAATATTTGCGTATAAAGCACCTAGATTGTACGTTGCAAACATTTCTGGCTCTAACCAACTGATTACTTCACGAGCTTGAGCAGTTAATCCAGTCGCTAGCATTGAGCTGATTAGCCCATATTCGATTTCATACATTGAATTACTCATAGTGAATTTTCCCAAGTATTTAAAAAAGTTTTAGGTTTCATGATGTAATCAAACTTAGCTACCCATCCATCTCCATTTAGGCCGCCAAAGAAGAATTTATTGGCTCGACTATTGGCTTGACTAAGAAAGTCTTGGTAATACCCTGTAAACACTTCAACAGAACAACTTTCAACATCTGGTGTTTCTAACATTACTTTAGCGACCTTGAGAATTGCTTTTTTTCTTTCAGGGCTTAATGTTTTTAACAAGTGGATTGGTGAACCATTAAATATTTCATTCCAAGCATTCATCACTTCTTGATAATCAACTGATATTTTTTCACGCTTAGATGTTTTTGTTTTTTCGTCAGCGTGTTCTGCGTTAGCAGAAATTTCATCGTCAGATACACGGTTAATTGATAGGTTAAAAGAGTGACTGGTTATGGGTGCAGATTTTTCACTACCCCCTGGTGCAGATTTTTCACTACCTAGTGAAATATTTTCACCCCCTAGTGCAGATTTTTCACCACCCTGCTCAAGGTGTAAAAGATATAAATTTGCACTTGATCCATCTTTATTTTTTCGTGCTTTCTTGGTGACAAATCCCATTTTGATTAAATCATCAATGTGACTAATTGCACTGCGTTTTGACATTTCGCATTTGTCGGCAATGTATTGATAGCTTGGGAAACAAACTCCATCATCGTTAGCGTTGTCGGCAAGTTTTAAAAGCACAAGTTTTCTAGCTGGATTTCCAACTTCGCAATTCATAGCTTGAACCATCAATCTCATACTCATATTTCCAATTCCTCAATCGCTTGATCTGTTACTCTGTCGTATTCTTCTTGGCTTGCGTTTCGCTCTCTTAGCTTTCTTTTAACTGCCTCGTACGCTAGGATTTTTTCTCTATCGTCTAAGCTAGCTACAAATTCGGGTGAGAATAATCTTTCCATATCAAGCCTCCAACCAATACTGAGCGACACGTTTTCCGCTTGGCACTGTAATCATTTTGCTGATGATGTTGTGACCACGCTTTTTAAGGTCATAGATACGAGCGCCAAGACGTAAGCAGTTAAAACGTTTTTCCGCATCTAAGTGAGTTAATCGGTCGCCGTTTTTGAGTGCTTTTAAAATCTGTGCTGATTGTGTTTGACTTGTCGTCTCGTTTTGGTTAATATTTCCTATGTTAATTTTTCCATAAATTGCCACGGTTGCCGCCGTGGTTTTTTATTGACGTTTATTTAGCGAGATCACGCTCTCGATTGAGTGTTGTGTTGCTGCTAAATGCTTACTCAATGCTTGACGGATTTTGTCTTCTTCTTTCGAAGTAATTTCACCGTCTTCCAATGCTTTTTCTAATACAGCAAATAACAAGCCACGCGCAGAAAGCTCGTGCAGTTGTAAATTGGCAAGTTCAACCTTGTCTAATTCACCCTCTGCTACATCTGGCACAAAACGACCACCAGCATTACGGCAAAGCTCCTCGATAAAATCAGTGCAGCCATACTCAAGTTGCAGTGCAATCAATTCTTCGTTTTTAAAGCGTTGCCCTTTTGTTTGGTAAAGACGGTTATTTAACTCGCTTTCGGTAAAGCCGAGAAAGCCAGCTACCGCACTTTTGCCACCTGGTACTTTCTCAATCATCTCTATAATGGTTTGTTTCATTGTCATAATTTTTCCCACTTTTTTATGGTTTTCTTTTGCTAGTAGTTTGTTAAATTAGATTCCGTAAACATCAGGCAGAATTTCAGATTTTTTAACTTGCTTTTTTGTGTTTTTTTCAATAGCAACCGCCACAGATGGAGGTGCTTTTGATTTACCTGAAATGATTTGTGATAAAAAAGATGGCGAAATACCAATTTTTCTCGCAAATTCGGCCTGAAATCCACGAGGTTTATCTGAAAAATATGCTTTTAAACTCATAAAAATCTCGCATTTAGTAAAAACTAAACGCAGTTTAGTTAATATTTAGTAAATAGTCAAGTTTTTTAGTTTTTGCTTATTTAGTAATGACTAAATAAAATTGACTTAAGGAGGGCTTATGAAGAAAGAAACAAGATTAGCTATGGCGGAGATTAGACGTGAAAACCTGAAAAATTGGTACGCTGATAAGCCATTGCCTGATAGAGAAAAAAGCTTTATATCTCAATTAATAACAGGTAAGACAGCATCGTTTGGAGAAAAAGCGGCACGCAGATTAGAACGAGACTACGGAATGCCTGAATATTATCTAGATAAATCTAGTGGAGCGCATACCACCATAAACAAGCAAACGGTGTCTAGCTCAACAGTAAATATCACTACCGCCAATAATATTTATAACAATAATCAAGCAGATCTATTGAGTAATGAGCAAGGCTTAACTCATCGACATAAGATTGATTATTACGATGTGCGCCTGGCCGCTGGATTGACAGGTTTTGAAAACTCTGATTACCCAGAAATAATCTCAAGTTTGTATTTGACTGACGAGGGAATGGCTCAGTTGGTCGGCAAGAAGTCAGCGGATGGTATTTGTCTTGTAAATGTTCCAACCGACAGCATGGAGCCAACCATAAGAAAAGGCGATATTGTCTTTTTAGACACAAAGGTTAATGCTTATAGTGGCGATGGCATATATGCTTTTTCGATTGATGGTGCGTTATTTATCAAACGCATACAAAAGCTAGTAGGCGGCGGATATAGACTACACTCTGACAATAAAGACAATTACGATCCGCAAGATATATCTGAGGACATTTGCCAAAACGCTAAATTCATCGGTCGTTTTATCCGTACAATACACATTGAGACAATTAATTTATAAGGACATTATGAAAGCAGTAGCAAAAAGAATTAAAGCTGAAAGAGAAAGACAGGGATTGTCTATTGCTGATTTAGCCAAGATCCTAAGCGTGAGCGAAAAAGATGTATTAGACCTCGAAAATGGCGAGATGCAATTAACAATGCGTGACATAGATCTGTTTGCTATCGCTCTTGAGGTTAGTGCTGATAGATTGAAATTCGGAGATGATTGGCAACCTAATCTAGGCGCCCAATCAAAATTTGAAAACCCTCGATATAATCACTCAAACGTAGCGACAAATACCGCAGCCACGATGACAACAAATAATTATTATCAAGGTAACGGAAATTCGGATCTGCAGGTGCAAATTAACCGAATGGAACAAGCGGCTCATACTGGTAGGCTTGGAGCGTTTACACAGTTAGACAGGATCGAGGAGCAAAATAAACTACTCCTCGAGCGTATGGAGCACCTGAACGAAAAGATAGATTTTTTGATGACAGTTGGCGAAATCACGCCTACATGAAATTCGTATTATTGGTGTGGCAAGAGAGCGTGTTGAAACGTTATAGTATTGCGTGACAATGTGAGTTTAACGGATTGTAATGGTAAATATTGAGTAAAAAATGAATATCCTAAATGAACATAAATTTTGTTTAGAAAACAAAGAAGCGGAAGAATTTATTGCTTTATTGAAGGCTTACCAAAAAGATCTCAATTGGACAAAGTCAAACAACACGCTTTGGCGGTCAATAAAT